CACGCTTTAAGATTCCTTCTGAGTATTTGGCTGAAGGCGCTAGTGATGATAAGAAAGCTGCTGCTGAAGCCTATATGCAGATTGGCCGTAATATTCAGGCTAATGAGCAAGCGTCTGTCGTAGTTCCATCTGATCGTGACGATAAGGGTAACTTGATTTTTGAGTTTGACCTTGTAACGTCTTCAGGCACAAACCGCTTTGACACTAACGCGATTATCGGAAGGTACAACAGTATCATCCTGCAATCTCTTTGGGCCGATATCCTTCAAATGGGCCAAGGTTCAGGCGGTTCATACAGTCTTTCTGATACTAAGCGTGGCTTGGTTGTGATGGCTGTTGAAGACAAGCTTATGGGAATGCAAGAGACTCTTAAAGAGCTTCGCGACATGCTATTCAAAATGAATGGTTGGGATTTGGAAGGTGAGCTTCCTTATTGGCAGTTTGAAGAAGTTCAAGAAACTGATCTTGATATCCTTTCCAAAGCTGTACAGCGTTATGCTGCCACTGGCGCCATTGAACTTGATCGTGAAGTGCTGAACATCACTCGTCAGTCTATCGGTGCTAAGCCACATGATATTGATGAAGAACCTTTGAAAGAATACCTGCCCGAAAAGACTAGCACTAGTGGCGACGGAATGGCCGAGGGTTTAAATTCAGGAACTGGCTCAGCATCTGGATCATCTGGTGACGCCTCTACATCTAATAGTGAGAATGCCTAATAATGGATAAAGCAGAAAAGCTTTACGAACTGCTTGAGAAGTTCTTCGGCGGTTCAAAGGAACAAGAACCTGTTGTAGAAGTTACCAAAGCAATTGATGTTGAGCAGCGTAGAGCACTATTTGTAGTTCTTGAGCCTGACACTGTTGATTTGCATGGTGATATCTACTCTGCTGAGGAAGTTGAAAAGGCTTGCATTAACTTCAACACTCATTGCAATAAAGCAAACCTGTTTCACCAAGTTCAGATTGAAACTGCAAAGATTGAACAATCATTTATCTCTCCTTCAGACTTTCTGTTGGATGATGGACGGATGATTAAAAAAGGTACTTGGCTACAGTGGTTCTATTTCCCCGAAGGAAATACTGATTCAGATAAGCTGTGGAAACAAGTTAAATCTGGTGATATTTGCGGAGTTAGTATTGGCTGCCGCGCTTCTGTGGAAGAACTCTAATGACAGAACAAGCTCGTAAGCGTCTATCTAACTTCAATTTTGAAGGAGAAGGATCACACGTAGCCCTTGTAGGCAAGCATCAAGGCGGACCTGCAAATGGCGTTACCACTCTGCTGACCAAAGCTACTAACGCTATCACTGACGAACAAGTTGATAAAGCTACAATGGTTCAGGTTGAAATGAACATTGTTGACTTTCTCACCACCTTCTTCAACTTGTGGTATGACGATGCAATCATTCTTGCAAAGATTATGGGGCTAGATACTGAGCCTGAAGAGCAAGAAGAGATGATTGATTGGTATGAACAATACATCAATGAACAAGTTGCTGCTGTAACTCTGATGAAATCCTTGGTTATGGATAAAAGCGAGGCTGAAGTACACAAAGCCATTGCATCTCTAAAACCAGAAGAATTGCTTATACTTCTTGAAACACAGAAGAAGTTTGAGCAAGCATTGTCCTCGCAAGAGGGCGTGAACGTGTCAAATGGCACAACCTCTCCCTCTGTGGAAAAGTCCAATAATAAAGGTAATGAAATGTCTGAGTTCGTAACTAAAGCAGTTCACGAAGAACAGATTAGCAAGGCTGTTGAACAAGCTGTCGCTAAAGCTGTTAAAGAACAAGAAGAAAAATTCGTAGCTAAACAAGCCGAACTTGATGCAGCTCTTGAAGTTGTTAAAGGCTTGGAAGCTAAAGAAAAAGAATCTGTTGAGAAAGGTCGTAAGGCTGTACTTAAAGATGCTGGTGTTGCCGAAGATCAAGTAGAAATTCTCTACAAGTCCACCGAGGCACTGAGCACCGAAGCTTTTGAAACTGTAGTTAAAGCAATGGCTAAAGATAAGAAAGCTGTTGAAGAAAGCGACATGTTCAAACAAGTCGGTGTATCTGGCGAATCGTCCGATGTAGAACTGGACGGCGTTGCTGCTCTAACCAAATCCTACGAACAAAAATTCCAAAAGGAAGCTAAATAATGGCTCTGGTAAACTTTAATATTCGCACCCTCGGCGACCTCGTTGTACGTGAATTCTCCCCTGCTGATGGCTACTGCCGTGAAGAAGTGACTCTTCCTGCTGGCACCTATCCTCTGGGTACTTTGGTTGTTGGTACTGCTCTGAGTGCAACCTTCGCTAAGTATGTTGCTGGCGCTGCTATCCCTGCCGGTTCCGTTTTGGCAATCGTTCTGGGCGACCACTACGATGTACGTGAAACCTTCACCCTGACTGCTAACGCTCTGGGTCTGGTTATGTATCGTGGTCCTGCACAAGTAAGCGACTTCCTGCTCAAATCTGTTAACGGTATTTCTACTGCTCAGATGGCTGCTGTCACTGCCCAACTCAATGCCCAAGGTATTGATGTTCTGGTAGCTGTTTAATAATTATCTAAGGAAAATATAATGTCTGAGCAATTCTTGAGCAAAGCGCTTGCCTTCGATCCAGCAAATGCTAACCGCCGTATCGAAATCACTGCCCCTATCAACCTAGTACCTAACCGCTACTTCCTGATGGACCAACTGGGTCTGTTTGAAGATGTATACCTGACCCAGAAACATGCTCTGGTTCCTGTGTACAACGAAGTTCTGCCGGGTGCTCTGCAAGACTACAACTGGGGTGAAAAATCCCAAACTCTGTCTCCAGATCAAAAGCGCTACATGCGTATTGATGTTCCTCACTTCCCAGCATCCTATGCCATCACTCCACAAGACGTGGAAGGTATTGCTGCTTGGGCTCAAGTGTACCAAGGTAACGATCTGGAAACCATCGACGCTATCCGTGCGCGCAAGCTGGCCAAAGCCCGTAAAGCTCACGCATGGGTTCGTGAAGTATCACGTTTCAACCTGATCACTACTGGTAGTGTCTACGCTCCTCGTGGTACTGTTGCTCAGAACTTCTACCAAGAATTCGCTGTACAACGTACTCAGATTTCTACTGATCTGACCACATCGACCACTCCAGATGCAATGATCAACAACGTTGTTGCTGGTCTGCAAGATAACCTGCAATCTGGTGAAATTGTAAACCGTTTCATTGCTCTGTGCTCGCCTACTTACTTCCAAGCACTGATCAACAACGCTTACATCACTGACATCCTGAAAGCTCAACTGGCTGGTGGTACTTCCAACCTGCTGTTGAATCGTCAAGTTGGTGGTCTGGTTGCTGGTGATCAAGGTGTTCTGTATCGCAGTTTTGAATACCAAGGCGTCACTTTCTACGAAGTTCGCCCTCAAGCTGGCACCACGTTCATTCCAGAAGGTCAGGCATACTTCCTGCCACTGGGCGTTGAAGACCTGTTCACCACCTACTACGCAACCCCTAACAAGTTCAGCACTGTGAACTCGGTTGCTCAAGCTTCTTACGCTTGGGAATTCCGTGATCCTAAAGACGAAATCATCGAAGTTGAAACTGAGACTAACCTCTTGAACTTCGTAAGCCGTCCACAGGAAATCGTTGTTGCTTACCTGCCGGGTGGCACTGTACCAGTTCAACCTTATACTCCATAAGACTTGAATAAATAGAGGGGTGTAAAAGCCCCTCTTACATTTAATAAAAGGATATGAATATGAGCTTTGAATTTACGCATGATGATATCCGTATGGGTCAACGTGCAATGCTGGATAAACTTGCATCCCATGTGGACAAGCTTGAAGGTAAAGCAAAGAACAAAGAATTGAGTAAGATTGAACAGCTTGACACTGAGTCCAAGCTTACAGTTAAAGAAGTTGCAGAGGCTTTCAACAGCCTTTTAAAAGCTCTTAAGGGCTAACAAAGGCATTGCTGCCTTATATAAATAAGGAGATAGCAAATTGCCCTATACTAATTCCCCAGCAACAAACCCCATTGACCGTGTTCGATTGTTGGTGGGTGATCTATTTACAGATTTTGAAATCTTAGATGACGCCACATATCAATACTTTCTTGATAAATACAATGGCGACGAGATGCTTGCAGCGATTGCTGCTGCAAAAGTTATTAAGTTCCAGATTGCTAAAACACCAACTCGTGAAACAGCTGGTAAGTATGAAGTATGGAGCGACTTTGCTGCACTCTACACAGCAGCACTAGATGATCTTATTGACAAGGGTGAAACATCTCTTTTCGTAGCTATCCCCTATGCTGGTGGTATCTCACATCGGGATATGTGGCTGAACAATCGCAATAGAGATAATGTTAGGCTCTGTCTTCCAAGGATTTCAGGATGCCCTTATGGTCACTTCCTGTGGAGCAACGAAGAGTTTGACTTCTACGCTGAAGGCGGTTTTAACCAAGGTTTCTCTGAAGGTCAGTGGTTATGACAATTGCTGATTTCTCTCTAGTTAGAAAGGCACCAGTCACAATCCTTCGCCACTCTCAGGGTGCTTGGGTAGATGGAGATTGGGTGGAAGGTGCTGAACAGGAAGTTATTATTCAGGCCAACGTTCACCCTTTCTCAGACTATCAAGTAATGATGCTTCCTGAAAGTGATCGAACTAAAAGCTGGATGTGGTTGTTTACAGCAAGCTTGGTTAGACAGAAGAAAGAGGGAATTGGCGGATATGATGCTGACCGCTTTATGTGGGAAGGTGACTTGTACGAAGTAAGAATGGTACAAACCTTTTCTATGGGCGTAAGGGATCACCGTGAAGCGAAGTGTGTCCGTGTAGAACTCACCCCTGATGCACCATCATCCTGAGGCAGCTATGGCTAATAAAGTTATTAAAAACGTAGCTGCTTGGGATAAGATTAAAGCTAACCTTCTAAAGAATATCCCTGAACTCAACACAGGCTTCTTTTCAGAATCTGTATATGGTCCTGAAAATGATAACTTACCAGTTGCCCAAGTAGCTCAGCTTAACGAAGAAGGTAGTCGAGACAATCCACCAAGACCATTTATTCGTGCAGGATTTGGTGGTGCTTTACGCAGTGGAAAGCTTGATAAGAATATCTCTGTTGCAATGAAGAGCATCCTTGAAGGTGGTGATATTCAGCAACAATACAAGATTCTTGGGCCTGTATTTGTCAATGAGATGAGGCAACAAATCATCAATTGGGACACACCACCAAACAGCCCTAAAACTGTTGAAGCTAAAGGGAAGAATGATCCTCTAAGGGACACGGACATTATGCTCAACTCTGTTGATTATAAAGTTGGGGGTGTTTAATGGCATCGTTGTTTACTGACCTTCGGCAAGCAATTCGTAAAGTTGTTATCACATCTCTTTCAGAATACCCAACTACACCAGTTATCTTCAGCCATCTCGCAGGGGCTGAACCTGCTGAGAGTTATGCTGTAATCAATATTCTAGATATCACTCAGCAAGGCCATCACGTTACATCAAGTAAGCTTGATAGTCAAAATAGACAAACCACTCAAGTCGCCTATGAAGTAATGGTCCAAATATCTTTTGTCGGTAGCCTTAGTGGTGACATGTCTCACAGTTTCAATCAAAGAATCAATAACAACTATAAAGTGTTTGAGGATTTGAAAAGAAATAAACTAGGGATAATGAGAAAGAGTAATGTCAGGCGTGCTCCTCAAAAGAGGGATACGAAGTGGGTGGAATATCACAACATGGATGTAACATTCTCCTACATTGCTGTGACGCAAGATGTTGTTGATATAATTGAGGCAGTAGTTGTTGAAGATGTAATCACAGATACAATTTTCAGAGTGCCGGAAGGCCCAATCCCCGTATAAACATAACAAAGGAATAAAGCCTAATGGCCGAAATTGATCAAATCGTACAGATCACGATTAGTCGGGAGTCTACTGCTGTAGCAACAGCAAGTTTTAATATCCCGCTGATCCTAGCATCTTTCACAAACTTCTCTGAACGTGCTCGTGTCTATACTGATATCGATGCCGTTGGTGAAGATTTTAACGCAACAGACAAAGCATACATCATTGCACAAAAGCTTTTTGGTCAAAGTGCTGTAGGTGCTGTACCTCCTAGCATTGTGATTGGTCGTCGTCAAGTTGATAGTGCAGTTCTTACTCCTGTTGTTGCTGACACCACCACCTACACTGTCACTGTAAACGGTAGTCCTTATAGCTTCACTTCAGGCACTGGTGCTACAGCAACAAGTATCGTAACTGGTTTGAAAGCAGCTATTGGTACCCCAACTGGCGTAATTGTAGGTGGTACTTCCACTCTAACTTTGGCCCCAACTACTCCCGGTTCTGCATGGAGTGTATCGGCTAGCACTAACGTCAATCAGGTGAATGGTGCTTCCACTGAAGCTATGGCTGATGCGTTGGATGCAGTGTCTCAGGTTAACAGTGTTTGGTATGGTGTTGTTTCTGACAGCCATATCCAAGCTGAAGTAGTAGCCTTGAGCGATGCGGTTGCAAGCCGTCGTAAAATCTTCGGTACTTCTAGCCAAGATGCAGCTGTAATCACTACTGGTACAACTGACGTTG